TATTCAGGCCAACATGCCTGTGTATTTGACGACTTTTTGCAGATGAAGGATAGCGATACAAATATGGATAACGAAGTAATGAAGCTCATGCGTTTTGCGCATGATTATTCCAGCCCCTTGCATATGGCTGAACTGAATTTAAAAGGTAATGTCTATTTTCGATCAAGGCTCATAGTTTTGACAACTAACGCACCTTCCTTTGGTGATAACGTTGTTAAGAGTATATTGTGCCCCGAAGCCCTTGAGAGAAGGATAGATATTACTGCTAGTTTCTGTATCCAGAAGAAGTATGCGACCAAAGAGACGATGAACAAACCCCACGGAGAGCGCGTTTTAGACAAGGCGAAGTTGTCTAAGTTGAATGGTGTTGACCCTAGTGTGTGGTCTTTGAAGATAGTTAGAAGAGCAGGTGTTTGGACAAATGATGTAAAGGAGTATACGTATGATGAATTTTTCAATGTTTGTTTAAGCACTTTTGATTCTATGGAAGTTAATAATTCGAGGAAAGCTCAGACCCATAACGATAGGTTGATGTCGCGTGTTGCCCAGAGAAGAAGTAATATAGCTGCGAGGAATGCCCAATTACAACAGACAGAGGAAGTGTCTGTTGCCCAGTGTGGAGGCAATCATAGAGGACAGACGGTTGATTTGTGTCCGCTTGACTTTAAGCCCGAAGTGTATGGTAGATTAAATAATCCCCCTGGAAAGAAGTTGAAAAGTAAATTAAATCACTATATATTAGAAGCCATAATGTCAGGTAGAAGTCACAATGCCGTTCTTGATAAGATTGCTGATGTAGCCCCGGAAGAGTTTGGTGATATTGAATATTGTTTTATGAAAGCTAACGAATGGTCTTTTAATGCAGGATTCAACAATTATTTAGCCATGAGGAAACACTATATGAAAGCAGGTAACTTTGATCCCTTTGATAAGTTACCTCTATACCCTGACCATAGGGTAGCTCATGTATTGTGTCTCATGGTGAGTGATTTCTCCGCACAAATTAATGTGGAAAATGATCCCAAAATGATTGTTGATGATATTTTTAAGATTGCTTGTATAGAAGGATGGGACGAGAATAGATTGATCCAAGAGTGTGAGAAGAGACTGGAGCCAGTAGATTTCCTTCCGTATATGCGCTATCTAAGTGATGTGAATGCAGCGTGTCAAAGCGTTGGCATACCCAATTATGTGCAGGCGAGACATATAAATTTAGATTGTGAGATATGGAAAGATGTTGAATGGTGGCCCAGCGAGAGAGTGAGAGAGATAGTGGAGGAATCCACCTCCTATGCCCCCGTAGTTGTGAAACCCGTAGTTCCCGTTAGTGTTGTACGCAAGATTTTTGATAAAGTTAGAGTGTCTGTAAAGAGTGCGATTGATATGTTATATAGTATGGCGAAGCATGCTATAGTCGGTTATATGTTGTTAGACGAATCTTTACAGTTCGCTTTGAAGTTATTAGGAGTTTACGCGTTGGTGAAAGTAGTGATGAAAGGTAGTTCAATGATAAAGTCGATGTTTTCAAGTAACCCAGAATCAGTAGAAGCCCCAAGAAAGATAACCCCCCCCGAAGTTTGTTGCAGTGGACATAGTTATGTTGAGATCAAAGGTAAGCCAAGGCCCAAGGTTTGTCAGGACAAGGATTGTAGAGACGACAAGTGTAATGGTGAGTGTCATCGTGTTTACACAGTGAATGGTAAAGCAGTTGGTTGGGATACTGACAGTGAAGAAGAGCGTGATGTAGAAGTTATCACCACCCCGTGTACAAATATGGCACCCTCTGCTACACCTATTGATGATAGTTGTCAAGAACCTGAAGCCCAAGTTAGCCCCGGTGGAGTGAGAGTTAAGAGAAACGGTAAAAGAATTAAATTCAATAAGAACTCTGGATTGAGACCTGGTAAAATGAATGCTGATGGTTATCAGAACTATGCTAGATATGATTACTCTCATGAGCAGGAAAAGATGCGAAGAGCTGGTGGAGGTAAGTTGTCGAAATATCAGATGAATGTCACCCCCAAGGCGCAAGCTAAGGAGATGATAGAAGCCCAAATGCAGGCTGATGCTGGTCATGCAGCAGTAGCCCACAAAGTAAGGAACAATTGTTATGATATGCTTATTCAAGGTCACGAGTTTGGTGCACTTCTGGCACTAGGAGGTTATGAGTTCTTGATACCGAATCACTATTTAACCCATTTTGAAAAGCGCTTTGAGAAAAGCGAGATTGTCACACTAAGAAACAGCATAAACCCTGAAGTTGAGTTTTTCGTGCCACTACAAGCAATGTTGAAAAAGATATTGGTTGGAAATGGTGTGAAGGATTTAGCGATTTTTAGTGTTCCCAGGAATTATATGGGTTCCCGCCCAGATATTCTATCAAAATGGATGACTAGTGAGGAGTTAAACAGAGACAGAGATTGGTATGTTCGTGTTGATGTGAAGAGAGACAAAGCGTTTGATAGCTACTTTGGTGATGCAGATATGATACCCATTCGCAGAGTACTTGGACCCGATGGTGAAATGTATGATATAGCTGGTGCTGTATCATATGAATTACCAACGAAAAGAGGAGACTGTGGACGTCCTGTGTTCATATTGGATGGTTCAACCGGACCGAGAAAGATTTGTGGAATTCATCTTGCAGGTAAAGAAGCAGCTAATGGTTTGGCCGCTTTGATACCGCTTGAGATGCTTGACGAAGCCCTAAAGAACTTTAAAGACAGAATAACCGTCTTACCCACTGGATTTATTGAATCTGATTATTTGGTGTGTGAGGGGAACTTTTTGCCTTGTGGTGTAGTAGAGAAAGGAGTTCATATGGGAAGCAAATCCTCTTTGGAAAGATCGGAATTATTTGAAGACTGGAGTGTGTGTGATAACGCCTTAGCCCCCCTAGGAAAAATTGTAGTTGATGGAGAGTTGATTGATCCATATGTTAATGCGATAAGAAAGTATGGACGTAGAAATTATCATGTTGATCAAAAGATTCTTGATGCGTGTAGGAGATCAGTTACAAATTACCTGAGTGAGCGAACAGCGAGATCTAAGTTTAGAAGGATTCTCAATTACGAGGAAGCAGTTAAAGGTGTAGAAGGAGAGACGTTTATAGAGAGTGTCAATAGGCGAACAAGTGCTGGCTATCCTTATTCCTTAACGGGAAGAGGGAAGAAGGCATTCTTTGGTGATGGAGATGACTATGAGATGGACAGTATTCCGGCGAAAGAGTTAGAAGCGAAGGTGAAATTGGTTATAGAGGATGCAGCGAAAGGTATTAGACATACACATGTTTACACAGATTTCTTGAAGGACGAACGACGAACTAAAGAAAAAGCTAGACTGGGACGCTCGAGACTTGTCTCTGGTGGCCCACTAGACTTAACTTTGGCTATGCGTATGTACTTCTCTGCGTTTGTGAAGACTTTGCATGACAATATGCCGAACGATGGTACCGCTCTCGGTATCAATCCGTATAGTGACTCATGGCATATGTTAGCATGGTTCTTACAGACAAAGGGAGAGAGTGTATTTGCAGGCGATATATCTGGTATGGATACGTGTGAAAATTCTCAGTATATGGAAGCAGTTTTGGAGATTATTAATGCCTGGTATAATGATGGAGAGGACCGTGTGCGGCAAACCCTCTGGGAAGACATAAAACAGTCGCTTCATATCCGCGGAAACGTGGTATATGAGTGGTTGAAGTGTAACCCTAGTGGGCAAGCCGTTACTACAGTCCTCAACACCGTGTGTCTTATGCTTTTGTATAGATATGTGTGGGTTCTGCAACATGATGGAGATGTTGAGAGCTTAGACATATTTGAAGACCATGTCTATGTAGTAGCCTTTGGAGATGACAGCGTTGTGAATGTTAGTGACGATAAGAAAGATATCTTTAATTTGGAAGTTATGATTGAGAAAGCACCCCTTGCTGGTTTCACTTACACTGATGCCTCGAAAGGGAAAAATGCGAATTTAGAGAAGACGTCAAAATTGTGTGATGTCACCTTTCTCAAAAGAACTTTTAAATGGAGTGAAGATGCTGGACGTATCGTCGCGCCCTTGGAATTAGCCGTTATTCTTGAAACCCCTTATTGGAGACGTATATCCAATTCCCCCGTTACCCGAACTTTAGACAACGTAGAGGATAGCTTGTTAGAGCTTGCCCTTCATGGTAAAGATGTGTT